ATATCGACCAAAAGAAACTTAAACAAATGAAAAAAGATATCATGAGTTTAAGAAAGAACATCGAAAAGATGGAAAAAGTAGGTGAGAAAAAATTTGCTAAGAAAGAAACAAAAGCAGATTTAAAAGAAGGATTTGATTTAAGAAACTTTTTAGTAGAAAACAAATTAACTACTAACTCTAGAATTACAGGAGAGTCAGCTGAGTAATTGAAGTATAAATAAGATAAGACCCACCCCAAAAAGGTGGGTTTTTTTATGTTCGGCTATTTATTATATATAATTATATAATATGTCACAACAAGATTTAAAACAAATAGTAGCTCAAGAATATATTAAGTGTGCAAAAGATCCTGCATACTTTATGAAAAAATATTGCTACATACAGCATCCAAAAAGAGGTAGAATTTTATTTAACCTATATCCATTCCAGGAAAGCGTCCTTCACTTATTTAGAGATGAGAATTATATCATTACTCTAAAATCAAGACAGCTAGGTATTTCAACCCTAGCAGCAGGATATTCACTCTGGTTAATGCTTTTTCATAAAGATAAAAACGTACTTGCATTAGCTATTACTCAAGCAACTGCAAGGAACCTTGTAACTAAAACGATTTTCATGTATGAGAATCTACCAAAATGGCTACAACTACCCTTTTCAGAGAAGAATAAATTATCACTTAGGTTAAAAAACGGTTCTAAAATAACAGCTAAATCATCTAATACAGATGCTGCTCGTTCTGAAGCGGTATCACTACTATTAATAGATGAGGCTGCTTTCATTGATAATATTGAAGAAACATATACTGCAGCACAACAAACCCTAGCAACAGGAGGACAATGTATGGCATTATCAACCCCAAATGGTATTGCAAACTGGTTCCATAAAACATGGGTAGATGCTGAAGCAGGAGATAATGGATTTATCCCAGTCAAACTACCATGGACAGTACACCCTGAAAGAGATCAATCCTGGAGAGATGAACAAGATAGGAAACTAGGAGTAAGAGCAGCAGCACAGGAATGTGATTGTGACTTCTTAACTTCCGGAGATACTGTAATTGAACCGGAATTACTATCATTCTACGAAGAAACATTTGTACAAGATCCAATAGAGAAAAGAGGAGTAGATGGGAATCTATGGATATGGGAAGGAGTAGACTATCAGAAATCTTATATGATTATTGCCGATGTATCTAGAGGAGATTCTACCGATTACTCTACATTCCATATATTTGATATAGAATCATGCACACAAGTTGGAGAATATAAAGGTAAATTATCACCTAAAGAATTTGGAAATGTCTTGGTTGGAGTAGCAACAGAATTTAATGATGCACTTCTTGTAATAGAGAATGCAAATATAGGATGGTCAACAATAGAACAGGTACTTGCTAGGGAATATAAAAATCTATACTACTCATCAAGATCGGATACTGAAACAGTAGAATCATATATGGCTAAATTCGAAAGAGATAAACTAGTCCCAGGATTTACAATGTCATTAAAAACAAGACCATTAGTAATAGCCAAGCTAACTGAGTATATTAGAGAGAAATCTGTTACAATTAAATCTAAAAGAACAATGGCTGAATTAAGGGTATTTGTTTGGAAGAATGGAAAACCGCAAGCACAGATTGGATATAATGATGACCTTGTAATGCCACTAGCTGTTGCGCTATACGTTAGAGATACAGCTGTTAGAATGAGACAGCAGGGAATGGATTTAACTAGAGCACAAATGAATTCACTTGTAAGTCTAAATCAGAGAGAAGCTACACCAGTTTTTAACGTTGCTCCCATGAGAAATAATCCTTATCTTATGAGAACACAGCACGGAGATGAGGATCTCAGTTGGCTATTAGGATAACTTCCTATTTATAAATAAAATATTTAACAATGGCAGAAAGAAATCTATTCTCCAATCTACAGAGATTATTCTCAACAGACATCTTAGTTAGAAATGTAGGAGGAGATGAATTAAAAATAGCAGATATTAACCAGATACAGACTACTGGTAAGTATCAAACAAATGCATTACTAGATAGATTCTCACGTCTATACATATATAATAATAAGAATATATTTAATCCAAATCTTAATTATCAAACATTAAGAATTCAATTATATTCTGATTATGAAGCAATGGATTCAGATCCTTTTATTGCATCATGTTTAGACATCCTAGCAGATGAATCAACACTAAGAAACGAATACAATGAGGTACTATCAATTAAATCCTCAGATGAAAATATACAAAGAGTTCTATACAACTTATACTACGATGTATTAAATATAGAATTTAACCTATGGTCATGGGTTAGGAATATGTGTAAGTACGGTGATTTCTTCTTAAAATTAGAAATCTCAGAAGAATTCGGTGTTTACAACGTACTTCCATACACGGTTTATCACATGGTTAGACACGAAGGAGTAGATAGAGACAACCCAACTAAGGTAACATTTACAATTGATCCGGATGGACTTGCTTCATCAATGGATCCAAACTACATTCCTAATTCAAACAAATCAGTTATCAACCTAGATAACTACGAAGTAGCTCACTTCAGATTAATTGCAGATACAAACTACCTTCCATACGGTAGATCTTATATAGAACCAGCCAGAAAAATTTATAAACAAATGACTTTAATGGAGGATGCGATGTTAATTCACCGTATCATGAGAGCTCCTGAGAAGAGAATGTTCTATATTAATGTAGGAGCTATTCCACCAAATGAGGTAGAGCAGTTCATGCAAAAGACAATCAATAGTATCAAGAAAACTCCATATGTTGATCCACAAACAGGTGAATATAACCTGAAGTTCAATATGATGAATATGATGGAGGATTTTTACCTTCCAGTAAGAGGAGGAGATACTTCTACAAAAATTGAAACTACAAAAGGATTAGAGTATGACGGAATAAAAGACGTTGAGTACCTAAGAGATAAGATGTTTGCTGCATTAAAAGTACCAAAAGCTTATTTTGGATTTGAAAAAGATCTAACAGGAAAAGCAACCCTAGCAGCAGAAGATATTCGTTTTGCAAGAACGGTAGAAAGAATCCAAAGAATCGTAGAGAGTGAATTAACTAAAATTGCTTTAGTGCATCTATATGCTCAAGGATTTAGAGGAGAATCACTTACGAATTTTGAAATTAAATTATCAACAGCATCTATTATATTTGAGCAAGAGAAAGTAGCTTTACTAAAAGAGAAAATCGATCTAGCTCGTCAGATGCAAGAAACAAAACTATTCTCATCAGATTACATCTATGACCATATCTTCAACTTATCAGAAGATACGTATAATGAAATGAGAGATTTAGTTAGAGAAGATGCTAAACGAGACTTTAGATTATCTCAAATAGAAAACGAAGGAAATGACCCTGTAGTAACAGGAGAGTCTTTTGGAACACCACATGACTTAGCCTCTATATACGGTTCAAGAGAAAGAGGAGATGTTCCTGCCGGGTATGACGAAAGAGATCCACAACCGGAAGGTAAACCAAGAGAGAAATTTTCTATATTAGGTACACAAAAAGATCCAATGGGCGGTAGAGATAGACTAGGAGTTCATGGAATGAAAGGTGGTTTCCCTAGTGATAATGAAAACGTAAGTGAAGATGCATCTAAGAAGAAATCACCAGGTAGTTTAAAAGCCAAAATGGTACTTACCCAAAATAAGAATATGTTTTCCCCTTTTAAGAAAACACTAATCTTTGAAGAAAAAACAGCAGAAGAATCAGAGTTACTAAACGAAGATAACATCAAAGACAATTTAGATAATTAACACCTATTTATTAATAAATCAAAGAATACCGTGAAAGTAAAACACAGTAAATATAAGAATACAGGGTTGATATTTGAATTACTAGTTAAGCAAATAGCAGCTGATACCCTGTCAAGAAAAGATTCACCGGCAGTTAAGATATTAAAAAAATTTTATACTGGGAATACTTCCCTTGTTAGAGAATTTAAACTATACGACTTTGTATTAAAAAATAAAGGAGTAGGACAAAGAAAAGCAGAAGCAATTATATCTACCATTGTAGAACTATCTAGAAAAATAGAAGCTACCACCTTAAATAAACAAAAATACGAGTTAATAAAAGAGTTAAAGAATCACTATAATTTAGAAGATTTTTCTCTATTAAAGTAGAAAGCTATAAACCATTAGCTGCTCTATACTGTTTACTAGAGGCACAAAATACAGAAGGATTAGTTGATCCACAAGTATTTGTAGATAACAAAACAACATTACTTGAACATTTTCTACAAACAAAACAAGATTCAAGTAATGCAAAAGATACGTTAATTGAAGAATATTCAAAATACGATAAGGACTAAGGTTACTTACATACAAAATA